GGAAATATACGCAGCTGCAACAATCATGGAAGATAAAGCTGATAGTTGCGTAGAAATGGCTACTGCTGCCGTCACTACTACTGCCATAGTCGCCGCCAATGTTTATTTCAAGGTAAAGTATGTTACTCCTATAATTTGTACAGTAGCTACTATTAACATATCTATAAATGCATATAGGTTTATTAGATGTATGTTAGCACAAACCCTGATATCTGATAACGTGTGGCTTGAACTTAGGCAGCTTTCAGCTAGGCGCACCCTTGCCAAGGTCAAGCGTGATATGGAGGTTAATGCTATAGTCGATGAACTTATTGGAGCTGAGAGTGATTATGTCGCTCATGTAGCTGATCATAGACTTAGCATCAAGCCCGAACACCTTGGTGAGCAAGCCGTAATGGTTGAGTTTGCTGATTACGAGCTCAATAAGAAGTGGGCAGCCGGCAAGATGCAAGCTAGCGATATCGAATGCACTTGCAATCCTGGCAAGTATGAACAAACAGGTTATAACATAGTGGCTAATGGAGAAATCCATAAATCACATGCTTTAGATGCCTGTACCAGGAACGGAGTCTATGCCATATGCGCTAGACAACTTCAAAAATGTCCAAGAGCTGACCCTGCATGGTTTAGACGTTTTAGTGATTACTTCGATAATGTCACCCTTCCTGAATTGGGACGTCGCGCTAAGATGATTGAGAACACCGGCAGCGTTGAAGCTTATTTAGCCACTAGGAAGCCATCTAAAGCCAAGAAATATTCCGCGGCTATGATGGAAGTTCTTGAAACGGGTAGAATCATTGATACCTTTACTTGTTTTATAAAGAACAGAGAGGCCAAACCAGGCAGCCACGACCATGTTGTTAATTATGAGAAGCCTAGAATCATAATGGGTCCTCATCGTACCGCCGTTGGCTGGCCTTTGGTATTTAACTATGGACTCAAGTGCCTCTTAATGAAGATAATTCCTTCCTTTGTCGCTAATATGAATGCAGCTGACTTATCAGACTATGTTACCCAAGATTTGGAACATGTCAACGTTGGTCATTGTACTAAATTTCTAGATGGCCAGAATCACGACGCCCACCAGAATCAGCACATTCTTAACATCCATAATAAGATTATCAGGTATTTTTTTACACGCGTTTGTAATGATTACGATATACCTGATAACATACGTACGGAACTTTTGAGGCATTTAGTTAATACTGATTATACGGCATACTATATGTCTAATAGTAGCCTTTACTTTATGAAAATTAAGTTTAAAGCTACTGTAGCCAGCGGTATGGGTATTCACACCACCGTTGGTAATAGTTCCTGGATATGGGCTAGAAACAGCTTCATTTGCCACGAAGCTGGACTCGAGTGTAATCGCGTATATTATAACTACGCTGAGG